ATTGCAATCATCTATAGAACCAATAGATGGTGTAATACAAAAATTTAAAGGAAAAAAAGATCTTGCTACATTTGGTGACAACATATGTGCATATGGTCAGTCAATGGTAGATTTTTCAAATACTATTAAGGGAAATCTTGATTCGGACAGCATTAATAAAGCGGCAATTTTTGGCAGCAAATTTGGTGATCTAAATAAAAGTATATCAGATAATTCAGATGCCAACTTCTTAAATTTGCAGAATTTAGGGGCGGCGCTTATAGTATTTGGATCTGCAATGGCAGATATGTCTGAGGATGTTGTCAAAGTTGACACCGTTTCCTTAGCAGCTTTCACTGCACAGGTTCAGGGATTGTACGATCTCGTATCTGGAATAGATGATACAGATGTGTCTGGGTTGAGTACTTTCATTGATAACCTCAATAATATCGGATCAGTCAGTCTTGACGGATTTGTAGCCTCATTTACGGATTCCGATGGACGAGTGTCTATGGCGGTAAATGAACTGCTTCAGGGTATTGTTATCAACATAGAAAGTAAAAAACAACAGTTCTTAGAAGCTGGTAAAACATTGATAGAATCACTCCGTAATGGAATCGCTATTAATGCTAATCAGGCAACAACTGCTGTAAGTTCAATTATGCGTACATCACTGTCTTATGTAAGATCATACTACAGTAGTTTTTATTCTGCGGGTAGTTACATTGTTGATGGATTTGCTAATGGTGTCGATGATCACTCATGGAAAGGCATTTCGAAAGTTCGTCAGATGGCAAAGGATGCTGAGACAGCAGCAAGAAAAGAGCTGGAAGTCAAATCCCCATCAAGGAAGTTTACCAAGATTGGTTACTATACTGTAATGGGATTTGTTAATGGAATTGACCGATTTAGCTATTTAGCCGATAGATCGTCAAGAGCAATGGCTAATTCAGCATTACAGAATACACAGGCAGTCATTTCTCAGATAGGAGAATCATTAGACGCATCCAATTTCGATTATGAGCCTACAATTCGTCCAGTTGTTGATACTAGCGATGTGTTGGCAAGCGCTAGCATGATCACAAGTATGTTCAATGGAAGCGGATCTATTGCGCTTCGAGCAAATGCTCAGTACGCAAGTAAAATGGCAAATAATCAAAATGGAATGAATGATGACATTATTTCAGCTATCGGAAAACTTGGAGATAAGTTTAATACGACACCTGGTAATACTTACACAATAAATGGTATCACTTATAGCGATGGAAGCGAAGTTGCAAGTGCGATAGATACACTTGTTAGAGCTACGAGAATCGGAAGGAGAGCATAATCATGGGAAAAAGAGTTATTGACTTGACCATTAAACCTCAAACCGGAGTCAGTGGAACATATTTTGCGTCTTGGGACTTCAAAGAGCCAAAAATTAATGCTACAAGTAGTACCATACGAGTCGGAACGAAGGTTAAGCTTAAAAGCGGTGCTGTTTACTATAACGGTGCCGCAGTTCCGGCTTCGGTTATATCTGACGAATGGATTGTATCCGCGGTTTCGGCGGATAGAGTTACTTTAGGCAAAAATAAAGCAAAGACAAAAACTCTTAATAGTGCAGTCAATGCAAAATACATACAATCATCTGGAACGGCAAGTTCCGCATTAGTTCCGATTGATAATATCGATCATTACACAGTACAGTGGTACTATTCAAGCGGCGATGGAGTATGGTTTGATGGCGGATCATCAGATGTAAAGTTAAAAAATGCACTATATTCTCCACCAGAAAATGCAAAAAAGATACGAGTTAAAGTAAAACCAGTATCCAAAACATATAAACAGAAAGTAACCACCAAAAAGACGACGACTGAGGTTACAAAAAGTTACTGGACTGGTGATGCAGAGGATATCGATTATGCTATAACTGTAAATCCAAAGCCAAGTGCACCAAGTTCATTACAGGCAACGATTGATCAGTACATGATCACAGCTACGGTTACAGATATAACCGATTCACAGACTGATATGATCGAATTTGTAGTCTATAAAGATTCGGCACCAAATAAAGCATATAAAAAAACTTACGCTTATGTACAAAACGCAAGAGCTATAGCGTCCATTGGCCCTGTTGCAGCAGGGGAAACGTATAGCATAAAGTGCAGAGCTGTTAATATAGTTGGTTCTTCAAAAACTCTTAACTTTTTCACTTTATCTCCGTTAAACCTCGGCGAATTATTTAATTCTTCTGAAAAAGAATATAGTGATTGGTCAAATTTCGTTTATGATCTGGTTTCAGCACCACATAAACCTCCATCAATACTTGAGAAAAAAGCACTATCAAAGAATTCGGTTTATATCGATTGGAAAAATGTTGATAATGCTACGTCATATACAATCGAGTATACGGAACGAGAAGGATATTTTGACAGTTCCCCTAGCAATGTATCGTCAGTAACGATCGATGCTGTTGTGGGTCATGCTGAAATAACTGGATTGACAGAAGGGACCGAGTACTTCTTCAGAATCAAGGCAAGCAATGCTGGCGGAGATTCCAATTGGACAAAAGTTTTTTCAATTGTATTAGGCAGCAAACCAACTGCTCCTACGACATGGTCAAATGTAACGACAGCAACTGTAAAAGATGCCGTTCAAAATGAAGTAAAACTGTATTGGATGTATAACAGCTCAGACAATTCTGATCAGACACATGCACAGTTAAGAATGTGGTTCGATCATACTGACGAGACAGTGTTTGATATTGATGACAACATAAAGAAAAACAACGCAAATAGTTATATAACTTTAGCTGATTTGGTGAAAAAGTCACAGAGCAATTCAAAGTTTCCTTACAATTTTGGAAATTTATTCAATCTTAAAACTTTAGCTCTTATGTCTAAATACGCCAATGGGGTTGTCGTCACTTGGCAAATAAGAACCGCCGGAATAACCGAAGAATTCGGGCCATGGTCAGAAAAACGAGTTGTTACAATACATGATGAACCAACTGTGAATATGACAACGTCTGTAAATGATGATGGTTATATGACTGCATACCCATTAAAGATAAGTATGACTACCGCACCCGATAGACAGACTCCGATAGGATGCCAGATATCGATAAAATCGCTCCAATCATATCAGACTGTTGATAGTACAGGAATGGTTGCGTATGTTAAGAAAAATCAAGTTATATTTTCTTCATATAAAAATATGAAAGGAAAGAACGCTGATCTACCACCATATTCGTTGAATGCGGGAGATGTTAATCTTGATCCGGGAAAAAAATACGAACTTACAGTAACTGTGAGCATGAATTCAGGATTGTCTGCACAGGACTCAGAGACATTTACAGCGAGATGGAAAGCTTCAAATTATAATCCCGATGCTTCAATAGCATATAACCCTGATACCGCCGAAGTGTCAATAGTTCCTTTTTGCACAAATGAAAACGGAGAATTGATAAACAATGTGACATTATCAGTATACAGACGGGAATTTGATGGAACGTTTACGGAAATAGCAACTGGTTTAAAAAATCTGTATTCAGCAGGTGTACCCGATCCACATCCATCGTTGGATTACGCTAGATACAGAATAGTAGCGACGAATACGTCCACGGGAGAATCTGGGTATTCGGATGTGTCGATACCAATTCTTGAAAAAGCAATAATTATTCAGTGGAATGAAGAATGGACATTTTTTGATGCAACAGAAAATAGTGAACCAGAGCAACCAGTTTGGACTGGATCTTTATTAAGACTTATGTATAATGTCAATGTTTCGGATAGTTATAATCCTGATGTAGTGTTTAAAGAATATGTTGGTCGAGCGCATCCAGTTGATTATTACGGAACACAGGTTGGTGAGACAGCAACATGGAGTACAGACATACCAAAAGATGACAAAGAGACGCTTTATGCGCTAAGAAGACTTGCTCATTGGATGGGACATGTATATGTTCGAGAACCATCAGGTAGCGGATACTGGG